CCTTCGTATCTGTCTTCGCTGTCGTTAGGAAATGCTGTTGCATCCGGTGCTGGTTCATAACGTCCTGCCATTATTTCATTAAAGTACATTTTAGCAAGACGACGTGCTGTGCCCTTGCTATTAGGATCTGTTTCACGATCAATCAGCAAAGTATCTAATACTTTTTCAAATGCCTGTGTTGCTTCTGTGATTAATTGTTCTTTGTTTTCTTCTGTAACATATTCGCTGATGTTATCGCCAGCCCAAAAACGTTTATTGTCACGTTTCATTTTGAAACGCAAAACATCTGCTAGATTGGCTTCTTGATATTCTGTGTTATCGTCTTCCTGCATGTCAGCGCCTATAATTAAATTTTGATAGATTCTCGATTCAGTCATACTTGTTCCTTTGTACTATTATATAGGTTTATTTAGACGATTGCAAGTTATTTTCTGCTCGAAGTTTACGGCAGGCTTCTTTAACGGGTATAGGATAATCTGGACTTATTTCAGATATTGAACAATCATATTTTACAACAACATGCGGATGTGTATAATTCCAATAGATAGCAAATACTACTAAAGCAATTCCTAGTACTAGTACTGAATAAAAATCTAAATTCTCTCTGATAGAAGTATTTTGCATAAGTCTGCATCCTTTTTTGATTTGAAATAAAAGTCCATGTTGTTTTCGGTAGGATGACTAGTGAATCGATCTCCAGGCAATCCAAATACTTCTATCACATCAGCACAGGCTTCATTCCACCAATAGTTATTTTGTCCCTTCCATGGTATCCTTACCATATGGACACGGCCTTCTTTTTTAGAGGCAATAATACCTGTACTACTATGTTTTTTTTGCATTTTTTTCTAAATTGCGTAGTTCGTCTTCTAAATAATCTTTGTAATTGTTTAATGCTTGAATACCTTGAAGACTAGTTCCACTTTCAGATAATTTCAAAATATCGCTATTAACTTTATCAATTTTTTCTTTGATAGCTTGAATATCGGGGTTCATCCTTTTATCCTAGTAGCAATACTACTACCAAATAAAATATTAAAAGCTAACCAAGTTTGCCATGTTAACTCAATATGTAATACTGGAAATAGTGTATTCAATGACCATATACCAATGATTGGGCCAACGGAAATTGCAATTAAAATAAATGCAAGTCCGATAATAAGTTTAATTACTGCTGATGTCATTTCCAAAATTCCTCCCAAGGATAAACTAGCCAGCAATCTTCTTCGGCTTTGTTGACTTCCCAATAGGTATAATCAACATCTTCCTTGCTGGATAGGTTATTTGTTAATACTGCAAAACGTACATTATGACCCCATGTAGTTTGCCATTGTGTTTCGCCTGGCAAACAACTAGTTTGCCAATCTTTTTTAATCCAAGCAATCGTAGAACCTTGATCGTTGATGTCATCTACAACTAGGATATTTTGACCGTTGTAGGCATCTTCCGCCATACCTGTGTCGCTAACTTTAATGCCGCCATCTCTGAGACTGACCATAAGTGTAGCCATAGGAATGTCTAAGTATTGACTAATTAAATTAGCCGGTACAAGGCCTCCCCTATTCAAACCAACAATATAGTCAGGATACCATTTATCCTGTATTATTTGTCTGGATAGATCTAAACAAGCACCCTCTACTTGAGTCCAAGTGTAATAGATCTTCTTCATGCTATCAATGCGGATGCCAGTGTTGCTACTTCTTCTTTAGTCATAAAGAAATTATATACTTGCGAGTCAACAACTTCCCCGTCTTTCAAACTTTCTTGAACCATGTCAATGCTTAATAATCCTTTAGGATTGAGTACTTCATGCTTCTTGAGTTTCAATCGATATCCGTCATGCTCTTTGATAATTTGTTCTTTATAAGTATCTCTAACTGATTCATGTAGTTCCATCTTCATCTCCTTTAATTGCTTCAAATGTTCTGTATTTGCCCAAAGCCTTTATGTAGTCATCGTACATCTTTTTAAGTTTAGGATGTTTACGTTCTAGTATAACATCTCTTTCTGGAATTTGCAATACTGTTTCGATTGTCTTTAACCGTTCTTCTAAATCAACTCCGTTAATAACCATGTTACCTTTAACTTCTATAGTGGCAGGATTGGTTTGATTAATCCTCATCACTTCGCTATTTGGAACGCTTGTATTAGTGGTCCAAATAGTGTTAGTTCCAGTCGACGTTAAATAACCACCATTTGGTATAGTAGCTGTGCTGGTACCATTAGTATATACTGAAGTAGCAGTTGTATTAGTTGTTGGGAAGTAGGCCATTCTTTCTATCACTTAAATATTTTTCAAAGTGGATCCATTTATTTTCTACAATAAATCCCCACTCACGTTGACGCTTACCTACAAAGAACAATGTCCAAGGAGTAACGCCCTCTTTTAATTCAATACGGTGAAAGGTATGTGTGTTACCAAAACGGAAACTACCGGGACCACGCCATACTCTTACTTCGCAGTTCTTTGTACCATCTTCGTTGAACTGAGCAATCCACTCATAGTAACCGCCGGCAAGAATGATAGTAAAGTAATTCCAAGGATGATCATGTACATCATCTGGATCGCTTTTACAGAATTTATGTAAGAATACGTTATAAGGAAATGTGACACGTTCTTTGAACAATACATAATAGCGTTCTAGATATGGTTCGTTTTCGGTACGATCCATAATAATTCGTTTGCGATCATGTCGCTCAAGCCAATTAAGGACGCGGTCTTTCATCTTCTGGAGTATCATAGTGTCCTTTCACTAATAGGTAAGTTGTTTTGAATTTGTCAAATGCTATTTTTAATCCGGGATATTGTTCACACATATCTTTTATGCGATCCCATTCGGGAAATCGATCTACCCATTCTTCTGGTAACTGTATATTAAATTGTGAAGTGTTTATAGTATTAAGACCTGCTATACTAGCACTAGTTAATCCGCTTCCTATACTTATGGTTCCTAATGTACTAGGTGCAGTATAATAATAGTTTGAAGGTATGGTTGTGCCAAGTGTAATATTGTCAATAGTATTTAGATCAATAGATGATATGGTACCAGAGGTATTACCATTGTTTGAAATAGTAACAGTATCACTGTTGACAACATAAGTTGACGATGTGTACTGTTTTACTTTTTCAAGTAAATCGTCTAAGGAGTGCTGTGGCGCTGAAGAATCGTTCATGTAAATCCTTTGCTTGTTTTCGGATCATAGGTATTCTTGTAGAATAATTATCCATATGTTCTATTATTTTACGACACAAATCTGGTCTGTATACTGTATATGTATCATAATCGTTAGTCCATACGCTAGGATATTTGAATGTGTCATAATACATTTCACTGTAACTGAGCCTATCCGGAACCATGGGAATAGCATCAACTACCGCACCTTCATAGCAACTAATGCCTAGTGTTTCTTGTAAGTTAGCACTAAACACCATCTTTGCTTCGCCTAACAAGTTATGATATTCATTTTTTGTTAGCTGTTGATCCTGACACACTACAAATTCATATTGCGGTAAGTGTGTAGCCAAGTCTCTGAAAATCTCAACCTGCTTCTCAGGTGCGATGCGATGCGGGAAAAGAATAAGATCACGCTTGGGCATATTCTTATACATGGTCAATGTATCTTCCATATACTCCATTGGCCATCCAGTGCGAACAAATCTTGGATCTTCACCTGCAAGAATATCATTCAAGTCATCCGCCAGCCAGGGATTTTCATTTGGATAATCATTTAATAGATTAGTAACAAACATCTTGATATGAAAATCTGTAGCAAAATAGTTGTGATCAAATGCATGGAAGAAACTCTTCTCTGCGTGACGTACCCAAGGCTTATTGCCAACTAAGCGTCCAAGAAAGTCTTGAGGATCATAACTACCAGCATGCCACAAGCCATGCGTGACTACTGGAATGTTCAGTAGTTCACTCATGTACTTTAAGTTTATGATGCCAGGATGCCAAGCATCGGTAAACAGGAAATGATCGCCAGGTTTAACTGATCCGGAGCAAAATAGGCGCCCCATTTGTTCCACTTGTCGAGACTTATATATATTGGTGCCGCCAAAATTAAGAAAAGCACCAGGAGTAGTGGCTGTAGGAATATCCTCAGGCCCAGATATAATTTGAACATTGTGTCCTGCCTTTCGTAAGAGATTAGGTACATGGCGTTTCCACTCGCCAGTGTACCTTGTCTCAACAGCTTCTAGATCAATTAGAAATACGTTCATTGTTATAAGGACGTGGATTTTTGCCTAGGTAAGGTTTACGTTCACCTGTAAACGGCTTCTTAGGACGGCGTGTCTTATCAAAGTTACGCCACTGCCAGCTTTCTCTATTATAAAGATGAGCTTCATCAAATGGAGCCCCCTCCATACGGCACCAGTCATGGAATGCCTCTAGATCATCAAAGATTTTAACAATATCCGGACGAGTTTCAAAATAGTTGATGTCCTTGTAGTTCTTAGCCATTATAGCTTTCCTTAATATTTAATAAACGAACCATTTTCTCCGTCTTCGGAGACCTCAATCCAAACCTCACGGCTTGGATACCTTTGTGAAATCATGTCATACAAATCGTCTGACATCATCTCGCAACTCTTATAATCTAGTTTTAGTATACTGTCTTTGTATAAATTTTCCAACCATCGTTTGAACTGGATGAATTCGACATCACGGTCGTTGTGGGTAACTGAAAGCCAAACGCGAAAATGGAATATATGACGATGAGGAGTAGCCAAAAACGATACATCATATTCATCTCCTGTTGCTAAGTTTGGATCAGTTGCGGCCGCTGGATAAGCATGGATGCCTTCTTTTTGGAAGGTGACCCAGATCATCTTGTTTGGGCGCCAATCTTGGCGTAATACATTTTCTATCATGCTGGTGTGTCTTGTGTATATTGATCCCAATGTGTATATTTGTCCATACGCATTAGATCATGTAGTTGATGAGTCCACACACCTGGATTGGTAGCACCCCAGGTACGATCATCCAGTTTAAGTGTGGCGTTATAGTTATGTTGATTAATGTAGGGTAGTTTAACACTAATCATAGGTACGAATCTTGGATATTCACTATAACAAGATTCAAGTACACCTTCCGAGTGACTAACATCAAAGTCCAATGTCACCCAATAATCTTTCTTCAAACATGGAATAATAACATCATCCCATGCTTTATATTCTTCATGCGTGATGCTTTTAGGGTTAAAGCTCTGACTAGTACCAAAGTAGATATGTCGGATACGCTTAGACTCGTCTAAGTATGCTTGACTGTCGTCTGCAATACGTAGTATATCTTCTACAGGCGGTGTGCCCACTACAAATAATGTGTACATACCATGACAAATCGTATGTTCGACTTCATAACCTGTAAAGTAAACGACACCTTGTCGTTCTTCAGTGTTTAGTCCCATTTAATATAACCTCTACTATAACCACTCGGACGATTAACGCCGTCCGCAAACGCTTGTTGCCATTCTGTACTACGATTATAACCTCTAGTCCAAAAACTATCAACCTCTAGATAGCCGTTTTCAATCCAGTACTTGGCTATATGCATGCAATCGATAAACTCAGGATTACGGGGACTAGGCTTGACAGTGGTAACAGCTTTCCAAAGTTGAGCCTGTGCTTCTTGTTTGCTTACTGCTTTTCCTACTCCATCTATAATCACTGCATTATTATTTAGGTTGATCTGTGTACCTAGCTCATAATTACCGCTAAGATCAATAACCACATCGTAGTTTTCGATAGTACTAGACTGAATTCGATCTCCCCAAAGCTCTTTATTACTGTGACCCAATACATCTACATGGAAGATATATCCATTTAGACGCATGGTGTGATAGGCAACCCAGGCAAGGAATCCACTACCAATAATAAGCATACGATTGTTTTCGTGTCTGCCTTGTCGATCCTGCAAATATTCTTTGGCCTGTTCAATAAGATTAATACCGCAAGCAACTGGTTCTAAAATATAACGGGGATGTGCTTCGGGAATCTTTACATATTCTCCTTGACGTACAGTATACTGGTCAGCATAAGCAGGCTCACCGCGTGTTGCAACATAATCGCCTACTTTTACATCATTACATGCCGCACCTACAGACATGACTTGTCCAATACCTTCGTGTCCTTGCATGTGTAAGGGTAGCGGACCAAAGTCGCCCATCATCATGTCTATGTCGCTACGACATACACCAGTCATTATAGCCTTAACATAGATACTATCCTGTGCCCAAGGTCCAATTTCGTAATCAACTTCTTCGAAATAGCCTTTGCCTGTTGTTTGTAAACACTTTACCTTCATAGATTCTCTATTCTTTCATGTATCCATGTATCTATATCAAATTGTTCTAACCAGAACTGATAGTTGTCTATATTATCTATAGCATTTTTAATCATATTGAAATAGGCTTCTTCGGGGCACCAACCTAATTCAAATCGTTCTATACTATTGTCCTGCATTATAAATTCAATGGCACTATTTTCGTGTGTCATACTACGCCAGTTAGCACGACAATTCCATTTATTGCCAAATGAAATATCACATTGATCATCTACATCATATGTACCGTTGGAGTTTACCACTCCGTATTCTGTACTTTCAATGTCTTCTAATAACCAATTCTGTATAGTTGCGTTGCCGTTAACTTGTTCTTTACGCCATGCTGGATTCATAGCAATATAAAGACTCAAAAGGTGTGGCATTAAATCACGACTAACACCGCCAAACGCTAGTTTGCGTGTTGTAAACCAACTGCCTGGACTAGGAATACAATTCTTTCTAATCCATTCAATGTTTACTATTTTGGCTTTAGTAGCTAGATCTTTTAATTCACTAATGTTCTCACGCCACATGTTATTTTTAACCATCATGAAACGTGTTTGCGGAAAATCCGTAATCATTTTCATCCATGATTTGGTATTAATAACACCGGGTTTTTCAATAAAAACTATTTTAGTCACCGGTGCAAGTTTGCGGGCAATGTCTTCGTGTGTAAAATTGGGTGTGCAAACGTGTGCAGTATCAAACATATGACATTTAGCAATGGCATCATCTACACTTATAAAATCTGCGCCTTTCGAAGAGTCTTGGTCAACAGTAATAACACCGTGTCCAAGTTTATCCAGCACAGTGGCATACAAATTGCCTATACCCATTCCTACTACAAGACTAGTTTTCATTTGTAAACTTTTTCCCTTCTTCCCAGTACTTGATCATACGCTGTACATCTTCCATTCGTTCTGTTACAACCTCTGGAGCCGCACGTTCTAATTCTTTCAAATTATGATAACTAGGATAATGTCGCAAACACCAACGAGCTTGTTCACGTATGCTTTTTGGAATACGTGGAGTCTTTTGCGGATTCATTAGATCCTGTAAAAATTCTTCTGTTCGTTGAATACTTCTAAAGCGTTCATCAGGTAACGTCATGCACACTAGCCTCTAAAGCGTCTAGTTTATCGGAAACTTCGTCATCGAAGTCTGGTTCTTCATCTAATTGTACACTATCTTCTTCTACTTCGTCAAACAATTCGAAAAACTTGGTACTTGCGTTAACTGTTCGTTTACCAGTATAGCCTCGTGTACCCGGGATAGCCATCCAAAAACGACTAAACTCATCAACAATAGCATCGGCAGTACCGCGATCACTTGTAGCAAATATGGCTTCGATTACATCTTTAGCATATAGTCTATCAAATTTTTCTTGTACTAACATTGTAGGACATAATCCGGCATCATATTGACGATTAGCTTCTTGTACAGCATTGATATGCATCCAAACATTATGCCCCATCATAATAGCATAAGTGAAACTATCCCAGCTCGTCTTACCTACTTTGCCAATCTTGTTAACATCATTTGGGCCATAGATACAAATTTCGTTAACTTTGACACCATCCATTAACGGACTTGTTTCAAAGTTGGCAAAGTGTTTATCTTGTACTACTACGTCTTGGAAGAGACGAGTATCTTGGGCGTATTTTTTGTTGTCAAGAGACGGCAACATGCGGTAGAGCCATTTTTCTCTGTCGGTAATTTCTGTTTGGACGTAGATTTGACCGTTTGCGGTTGCAAGGAACGGTGAGGCGCAGTCAAAAGATATGGTAAATTGGTCATTGTGATATTTCCTTACGGCCCTTTGTATGTCAGTTAAGATTAATGCCCATTCTAATTTACTGGTGCCTAAGAAGTGCATCCAGTCTTGTTCTCCTTTTTCAAGAAGCCCGTCAAAGCGTAACGCTACTAGACGTTTTAAGGTCAAGTGAATGTCACACATATTCTGTCCACCCATGCCCCAACCGTTAAAATGCCGACCAGGATATTGTTTTGGATCACAATATTTCTTCATGTGCTGATACCAACCCTCAGCATCCTTGTGATTTTCACCTTGTAATACATTAAGGAATTTACAATTACCGTTACGATTATTAATAAAATAATCATTATTGATAAAAGTTGCCTGAACAGCTTCAGCGTAGGTACTAATTCCTGTAGCCTTGGCTCCTGCCGGACTACGAGCCACCCAAGCCGGAACATCAAGACACATACCATAGTCCATGAGTGCATCCATCCAGGCCAATACTTGTGTACGCTTCTTCATTGCTTTTGGACAGTTAGGATCTTTCCAATCACCTTCCCACTTGCCTTTACCAATTTGGAATCCGCCTGAATCACCTAGTACCCAACTAGTTGCACGATTTCGATTACGGAACATGTCTTCGCTAGGATCTGGTTTGTTAAGATCTAAATTAGCATGTCCTGCACTATATAAACAATGGTCATAATAAAATGCCGCATTGGGATCTAGATAATTCATAGCCTCAATGCCCATTGGACCAAAGCTCGCGGGGATACGAGCCGGGTCTACATAGTTACCGTGACGTTGTTTACCTATATAGGTACTATAAAATCCTGACGTTGCCGGCAGAAAGTACGCATAGTCGTTTTGCGTTGCTGTTAGATTTCTATTCAATTTTGCCCCATTTTATTTTTAACCATGCTCGTTCCATAACGTAATGTACCGCAGTTAGGATAACATGTATTATAACTGCATCGCTTAAACCAGTCCAGACAGCAGTTATCAGTAATGCTACTATTCTATAACTTAATGCTCTTAGTACGGTACGTTTATGAAGTTCGACCATTATTTGCTTTGTGCTGGAAGGATGTAGTCGTATTCAGCAATTCCGCTGTCTACAGTAATTTGTAGAGCACCTGCATCTGCAATACGCATAGTAACATCTCCGGGAAGATTTAAGATGCTTTGAATTGCATTTACTGGCCAGCACCAAGTTGATTTCAATTTACCACCAATATCACTTTGGAATACAAAACTTCCAGCATGGGTATTAGCATCGCCAAAATTAAACACTAGATTGTTATCTTTTGTTGAAATTTGGAATACAGGATCTTCTGTATGTGCTGATGCTTGAAACTTGAATCTTTGAATAGCGGCCATTGATGGCTTGAATTCAACATCCCAAGTTGCACCCTTGAATTTAACAGTTTTCAATTTTTCATTGATAATGCTAGAATTCATAAAACGATAATCGTTTTCAAAGTCACCAGCACCGTTAGAAAAATGTAAACCTGTAGGAATTTCTTCTCCGTCACGTTCCTGTTTAACTACTTCAATAGTGAAATTTTCTTTGTACTCTGGGCATTTTAATAGAATGTCCAACTTGTTTAAGTTAGGCATACCAAATACACCTTCAAAGTCTTCGATAGCTTCTTTAGTTTTAGCGTTAAGGATAACGCTATGATCTTCTGCTCTTGATTCGATAGCTACACTTTTATCTGTAGCAGTAACTTTAACCAATGGCAAAAAGCCTAGGCTATGCGTATGTGTTACTAGGTCTTGTAAAAAGTCTTTCATATGATTCTCCATGTTTGTTTATTATATAGGTTTTTATGACTATGTCAATGTTTTTCTTACTTTCTTGTTATATTTTATTGCCGATTCTACCAGTGTGTGTATCAATCCAATTTTATCGGCATAATGTATAAACGCATTTGTATCTTTAGGGAAACAAGCACCCCCAAATCCACGACTTCCGTCTGGCCCTGGAACCTGCATATGGCTTGACCCAATACGCTCATCCATCTTTAACAGTTCAATAACTTTATTATAGTCAGCACCGTTTAGATGGCACATGTCATAAATTTGATTAAAGAACGCTACTTTGACACTTAGGAAACAGTTAGTGGCATATTTCAACATACTTGCTTCTGTCAGTGTGCAATATTCGATTGTATTTAGGTTTTTAAGAGAACTCATAAATAATTCTCCCCAAATATCGTTGGGATCTTCACCGCCTAATATCATATATGTTTGATTAGCAAAATCCTCATCGGCTGTTGCCGCCCGTAAAAATTCTGGACTGTAACAAATATTATGGTTGGGATAGTTTACTAGTAATCTATTTAGGTAATCGGGCCTTACTGTACATTTTATTAGTACTGGCAATGTCTCGGGAACTGTGTCCATCACACTATAAATTTGACTGACATCACAATCACCTAATTCTGTACTAGGCGTTCCTACACAAATAATAACACCTTCTGCATATCTATAATCTGAAACAATGGTATCGTTAATTTTTGGATCAACAATATGTACAATATTTCTATGCTCAATAGCACGGCCAACAGCCTTGCCAACAAACCCATATCCTGCAATTATAATTTCCATATTAAAACTCAAATAAACTGTTGAATGTATTTTTTTCTTCAGTGCTGTTGAGGTCCCATTTAAGAACACCAATCAAGTTATCTAACTTTTTATCAATGATGGTAGCTTCCATCTCTGCATGATCAAAAGGCAAATCCTTGAACCACTGCGGTAATCTCAGTTCATCCACTGGATAAGCAACTGATGTAAAACCTAACGGATTAGGTTTGAGTTTACAAACAATAACTTTAGCACCGTCTGTAATACCCATAGAATACTTGTCATTGTACATACGCTTGAGCGTGTTCCAATTAATACTTGCTCTAACATGACCAGGCATATTTGTTTTACCAGCTTTGGCTTCCTTGGCTTGATAATCAGTAATGTTGTTGGCACGTTTTGGCGAACCTTTTTCCCAACCAGGTCGACCTTTGAATTTAATACGGAATTGACTTATATGATCCAAAACTTCTTGTTCAGGCTTACCCATGAGAACCATTTCAAGAACTTCACTTAAAAAGTCTTGAATAAATTCTGGCGTATCACTGCGTTTAAGATCCAAGCCCATGGCCTTTATCTTGCCAGCTTTTCCATCTATGTCAGCACGTTTGCCTTCTTTGTCGTAATACAATACAGCATAACGTTTCTTAGTAATAAACAAACTCTTACTGCCAACAATTTCGCGACCTGCTTTGATAACTTCTCCACGTGTCTTAGGACAATGAAAACTATCTAACATAAACTGTGGGAATGTTTGATTTACTTCTTCGCCAATTGTATCATAAAGTTGAATTACTGTTTCTTTCGTCCAGGGAATTCGTCCGGCCTCAATGTCCTTCTGTAGAGTGCGATAAGCACTAAAATAACAACTATCAGTGTCACCATAAATTACTGCCTTTCCTACGTGATCATACTCTCCGGTAATGATCTCATTTACTTTACTCGCCATATGTTTTGCGATTTGACGACCGACCAGCGTTGTTGATTGTCCGATTCGTTTATCAAAGAATCTACAGCCGCTATTAAGAATAGCACCATACAGGCTGTTAAGATTAATCTTCTTAACAAGTTGTCGCTTATCCCAGTATTCTTCTTCAATTTTGTTTCCAGCATTTATAGCCTCCTTTAGTTTGGCCTGCATCTCTTTACGTTCAGCATACCAGCGTTTTAGTAGCCCTGGAATAATACCTTCTTTTTCATGGGTGAAGATAGTACCGTTACTTGAAAGCATCCAAGGCTGATTGCTTTCAAATATTAATCTATATACTTCGGCGGCACTGAGTACATCACTAGATCCATCTTCCCAGTCGATAGCAATGTCTGTGCCGATTTCTTGATTCATTACTGCTGTGTATTCTAAGGACCCAAAGACACCTTCCCAAGCGGCCGCAAATGATTTGCCTTTGGCCATTTGTAATTCTATATATTCTTCAGTCATTGTTTGACGCAACTGACCGATAATAGTTTCTGGCCCCATGTTAAGCGCACGAATAGCTGACGGATATAGACTGTTAATATCCAACGATCCTACCCAATCTTGTAATCCTTCTTTAGGATACGCCACATACGCACCAGCCGCACCTTCATTGTCTTCACGTTCACTCATCTTGGTACGATTAGGAACTTGAAAACCTCTGCGATGTGCCTCGTTAATAATAGCCTGCTCAGTTACAGCAACCGCACCCATTGTAGTTTGTAGTAGTACTGTATTTTCATGTGCCAGTGTGTTGGCAAGATCCATGAATTTTAATTTTTTGTCCAGGTCGTCCAGTAGTTTACAGTCATTAATGTTGTATTCTACAAATGTACGGAAGTCGTTGTTGTATAGTTGATCTAGTGTGCCTTCGTATTGTGTTTTACGTTTGCCTAGCTCATATTCTGCAATGGCATCTAATCTATATGTATGGCGTTCTTCATATGTGTACTTGCGGTACAGTTCAAGATAATCTAAATGCACACGACCAATGTAGTCATAAGTTGTACTAGTACGACCATATTTTTCGTATTCACGACGTTTAGGCAATTGGTCAAACAAACAGAACCGTCTTGTGTCCTCTTTGCTTAGAACTTTTGTAACGCGATTTGTAGTATAGGGAATATCAAATCCTTCACTATTCCAACCACTGATAACATCTGCATCTTTGATCAAGTCCAAGAACATGTCCAACAAGTCTGCTTCGTTATCAAACAGATATGTGTTAGGAAAGTCCTTGACCATTTCCTTGGCCTCCTCCATGCTGACTTTTTTAGGAGGGATTGCCAAACATACCATAGTCTCTAGCCACTGTAGGTAGACGGCAATCGCAGTAATTGGCATGAATGCATCGTCTGGACTAGCATAGCCACGTTCTGGATCAAAGTCTACCTCAATATCGAAAAACGCTACATTTAATTTTGGAGCATCTTGATTGATATAGTGTTCGCTTAGTGTAACAAAAATAGGATTAATGTCTGACTCGTATAGAGTCTTACCACTATTAATGGCCTGTTCTTTGCGCAGTTCTTTTGTGTTTTTACAAACGATACGGGTTAATTCTTCACCGTAGATTGACGTAAATTTTCCTCGGGGATCTTTTACATAAAATGTGTGGCGTACAGGAATATCTCTAAATTCCCTTTCACCTTTCTTATTGCGTTCAACCACTTTAATGATATCATTCTCGCGGTCAAACCATGCGTCTACATAAGACATAAATTTTATTCTCCATGCAATTTAGGGCTTGCAAATACCTTCATGCGGTTTATGGCCCGCCGACCTTTCTCTTTTATACTTATTAGATACGTTTAGTGATATCCAAAATAGCTTCAATTTCTTCCCAATCTGCATTATGATTTTGCCAATCACCTTTATGTGCAATTTTGATTGCACGATTAATAATGCTGGGTTTGATTTGTAATTCTTCCGCAACTGCCTTAACTGTTTCTTTTAAGCCTTCTTGCAAATCTTCTACTTCACGTAATACTGTAGAACCTTCGCTGATTAATCTTTCTAATTTTGCCTTTTCTTCTGCACCGTATGAGCGTCCTGACATAAATCTCTCCTATATTGCCTATTATAAACTAATTATCTTAAAAACTCAACCTTTAGAGGTGGAAATGGCAGAAATAAATCTGCCATTTTGTTTGATTAACCGCGAGCTATTTTAAGCCAACGAGCTAGTTCTGCTTCTGCACTTTCTGGAGTTAACGACTTGCCGCTAGCATCATATGTAATACCGGACTTGTCAGTATATAATGGATTGCCTTTAGCATCTTTGCCTTGAGTAGGAGCACCTGCTACAGCATCCATTGATTTTTGTACAGCCGGCGGCGTAGCACTGTTACCTGTAGCACCTGTTGCTGGGGGAGGTTTCATTCCACCACCACCTGCTTCTGGTTTTGCTGGTGCTTGTTTTGATACAGCATCAATTGTTGCCTGCGCATCAGAAAGAGCTCTTTGAATACCTACGTCTTCAACATCTGCCAATTGACCCATTACTTCTCTAATTTGATCAATAATAGCTTGTTGTTCTGGACTTGGACCTGCTGGAGTTGTAGTTGCTGGAGTTGTAGTTGCTGGAGTTTCTCCTGCTTGTCCTGTAGTTCCTCCAGCTTGATCTGCGCTAGAGCCCC